CTATCTGACATATTGTATTCCTCTTTTTCAGTGCCTATGCATAATATTAACAGTTTGATATTACATAGTCAACCTTATTTTTTATAAAGTTGACGAATATTTTGGCGGTCTTTGTAGCCAATGCCTTGCTTCCACAAGAAATAATCAAACCCTTGCTCACAGTTAACATCATCATCTTCTGCATCGCACAAGAACTCTACTGCTTTTTTCCAGTTGCAATCGCAGAACTTCATAGTAGCAGCTACCTGCTTACGGAACTCTACAAGGTTAGCAGCTTCGATGCGCTCCTCTTCCTTTTGGTTATACTCCATAGTTGCAACTAAACTGTCCCAAGTTTCTTGCTTTTCGGCAGGTGTATATTCAGCCCAATCATCAAAGAAACGCTGTGATGGACGAAAGCCATATGCATCTTTATGAAGATCAGAAATAATATCGTCGCTGTAAGTAAACATTTGTAAGCCCTCTTTGCTTTGTTTCATACTATTAATATAGTTATTATTTACAAAAGGTCAAGAGGCTTCGTCATCTTTTTTTTGTCTTGTCATCGCTTTTGTTAAGCCATACTTGCGTAAATCCCCACTAAACAAAGTGAGTTCTACTGCTTTTTTCTCCATTGTAACAATAATACTTCGGTTGGTTAGATAATATGGACAGTCAATAAACTTGTCTAAAAAAATAATGATTTGTGTTGTTAAAGTCATATGAAGAGGAAACGGTATTTCATATGTAGCAATTTCTAATCTATTTAGAACGTCAAGGCCTTCTTCTGTTAATCTAAGACCTCCTTCGTTTTTGTCTCTTGTGTTATACCACCATAAATGTTTAACACTTTGTACATTTTGATCAGATATTGTTTCACCTAACTGTTTTAAAAACAGCTTGGTATAAGTAGTTTTATTCATTGTCGATAAGATCGCCGTGTGTTAGTTTATACACAGCAAACTCGTTTGTTTTAAACATTTGATTAAGTTTTTTTGCTAAGTTATGTGCATGACCGGGATTTGAGAAACTTGTTTTCTTATACTTAGGTCCTGGATAGTTTGTAAGTGTATTTTGACTTTTTAGATTAAAAGGCTTGCCTTGATGAAAGACTGCCCATATAGCCTCAGCTTCTAATACTTGCTCACTTCGATAAGTTTTACCATCAACAAACTCCATAAGCACCGTTGGTTTAGGCCTGCTCATATACGTCTCCTAGTTATATACGTATATATTTATCTAAAAAAATCTCTTTTTTCTGATTTATTGATCAAGTCCAATCAGCATTTCCGCCCATTTGTACTTGTATGACCTCGTCTGAACTGCCACCGGCATTTTCTTTTACAAACTTTTCTAGATCGCCATTCATTCTAGACATAACAATACCTAAGGTAAAAGCCAAATTTTTTGCATTAGTTATATCTAATCTTATATCTTTTGCCCTACTATTTTCAGCAGCTTGTACTTGCTTTATAAACTGCTGTATAGGTTGTGTATTAATCGGATCTATTGACATTACTTAATGCTGCTCTCATTTCTAGTTCAGTTTTAAAAGGGCCTATGTATTGATTTCTCTCAATAGTAATAAGTTTTGGACAAAAACTTTTTAACCATGTGACATTGAACTTGACTAGGTAGTATCCGGCACAGTAAATACTTTTTGATTTTTCACTTTTTGTAAACAAAGGTAACTTACGTTGGATATCAAACATACTATTATACGGATATGTTCGTGTTGGAAAACCGTGAACAGATTTATCTTCTGTTTTATCTTCGTTGTAGATTTTAGCGATAAGGAAGTTTTTACCAAATGTTTTACTCAAATCTTTGATAGTAGGAAACATGGTAACATTTCCGTTTTTACTCAACAAAAATCCATCATCTTGCTTTGTAAGGGTTCCTACCTTTTCGCCTTTTTCTTCTACAATCCAAAACTTGTCTTTTAAAATTTCTTTTGCGTTCATTGATTATATCTCGCTTGTAATGGTTCAGCATATTGTGCAGCATTATCTGCAATACGTTGAAGATCCCAACGAGCACAAAACTTCATAAGTCTCATACCCACTTGGCTAATGTTTTTGCTTTCAACTGCTTGAATAGTATTATTTATTTCTGCACGAATATGTTCAGGCTGTGCAGTTAAGTCACACAATGTAACATTACGTGTGTAATCATCAAGTACACGATGTTCTACACCTTCATGATCTACCCAACGCTGTAGCATCATGTTATTCCAGTTGTAGCCTTTTGTTTGTTTATCTGCAAATGCTTCTAGTAGACCTACTTTGTTCTTTGTGCCTTTTTTTCTAACACCTGGATAGGCACTAAACACATTGTCACTAGTATCTCCACGCATACATTTTTCGAACAACATGTATTGAGGTTCTGGAGCAGGTTTTGGCTGTTTGGTTTTCTTATCCACCACGGGCTGACCTTTGTCATCAAAATATCCTTCTACAGTAATAGTAGTATTACTTACCCCATTATATTGACGCACATTAGGTGCAATGAGCTGTGCAAAGTCGCCGTCTGTACTAATGATAACATGATCGTCGTTAGGATGATTTTGTATCCAGCCAGCAATAAGATCATCTGCTTCTAGTACAGGATTGTGTAGTACAGTGCAGTTAGTTTTGTTACCTACAAACTCTTTAAACTCGTCAAAGATTTCCCAAAACACTTTATCTTCTTCTGCTTCACGTGGACTCATTGCATCGCGGTGTTCTTTGCGATTACGCTTGTAAGGCTCATAATAGTCCTTACGCCATGAACGTCCTTCTAAACAGAAAACAACATGCGAACCGTTGAAGTCCTGCCATGCTTTCTTAATGCTGTTAAGTGTGATGTGCATTGCCATGCCAACTTTAGTATCAATGTCGCCACGTACAACATGACGAGCACGGAAAAATGTGTTAGCAGTGTCAATAAGAATATAAGTCATAAAACGCCTCTTTGCTAGTTATGTACAAATTAGCATTGTTTAAAGTAAAAGTCAAGAACTCTTTTTAATAATGATTTCGTCTATACGCTTAGACAAATACTTTGCAATATTATGATGCCCAACTTCTGTAGGATGCAGGCAACCTGCTAAACTTTTTGACAAATCACTCAAAGGAGTTGATTCATAAGGAATACCTTTTGGATAATATATTTGTTCGGGAACATATTTTACAAATGATTCTACAAACAAATGTGGAATATTCTTTTGTTTCATTACTTCGTGTAATAAAAGCACTAATGCATCTTTAATAAAATAACCCTGTTCGTCGGCATGTAGATTTGTTTCACAGCAATGATAAGCATCTGTATCTCTATAATAATGAGCTTGTCTATCTAAACCGCTAAATGCAACAACAACAAAAATATTATTTTCGGTACATAGTTTAAGCCAGCTATAGCAGTCATATGCAATCTTTTGATTTGCATTTCCTCGTAATCCCATGTTTTGACTAGTGGTAATAAACTTACTGTAATCTTTGATACGATTTACAAAACTTATTTCACTACGTTCTTCTGGTGTATTTTCAACAGGTTCTTTAATAAGTCCTTCAACAAAGCTATCACCAAATACTACAAGTTTCATGATATTTCGCTTCTTCCTTTACTAATAGGAACAACATTAATGTATCCAGCATTACGATCTGGATTCATGTCTTCTTCTACTAACATGTTATACACAATGTCTTTAAACCACCTATCAACTATTTCTTCTTGTGCATCTGCATCAGTTCCATAACCGTTTTCGATTAGTTCTTCTATAAAGTAGTCATTCCAGTCAAGTTCAAAAAATCCATTACGTATATTATCTTCATTAACTTGCATATCTAATACATTTACCCAAGGCTCTTTACGTTTGTTTGCAAGTGCTTTAGGATCAGTTTTTGCTAAAACTGAGTTTTCTTTTTCGAGAAGTTCTTTTTCTCTAGCCTCTATGCCAGTTATACGTTTAAGCCATTGTTTCATTTTACCACCCAATCTTTTCCCAAGGTACATCTTTGTTTCCAAAGTGTCCGTATGTGCAGTTATTACTATACTGGGTAAAGTTAAACATGTCAAATCTATCAATGATGCCTTTAGGCGTTAAGTCTATGTTGCTTTCAATAAACTGTTGAATACTACGATTGTGTCCATTTGAATCTACATACACACTGGTAGGTTCTTTTACACCAATAGCATAACTCAACTGAATCTGACACCAATCTGCCATGTTATCAGCAACAACATTCTTTGCCAACCATCTTGCCATGTATGCTGCACTGCGGTCTACTTTTGTAGGATCTTTTCCACTAAATGCGCCCCCACCATGAGGAGCGTAACCACCGTAGGTATCAACAATGATTTTTCGTCCAGTAACTCCGGCATCACCGTCTGGTCCACCAATAACAAAGTTACCTGTAGGATTAAGATGCCATACAGTATCTTTATCAACTAAGTCTCCTAACACATGTGTTGCAGCAGCATGAGACAATGCTTTTGCCTGATTAATACTGCCGTCTGCGTGTTGTGTACTTATCACAACTTGGTCAATTCGCTTTACACGATCGCCTTCGTACTCTACACTGACCTGTGATTTAGAATCTGGTCCGAGCACATCTCCACGCATGGTTTTCAGTTGTTTTAGGATTTCGTGTGCATAGTAGATAGGTGCTGGCATATATGCATCGTTGTCGTTGCAAGCATAACCAAACATCAGTCCTTGGTCTCCTGCACCAAAGTCGTCTGTACCCAATGCAATGTCAGCACTTTGGCTGTGAATCTCGTTGTAGATATTCAAGTTGTCCCAATGAAAGCCTGCTTGTTCGTAACCGATCTCTCGAACCTTGTTACGAACAATATCTTTTACTTGGTCATTTGAAACATTAAAGTTTTTTACTTCGCCCGCCAATGTAACATGATTGGTGGTTACAAGTGTTTCAACAGCAACACGAGTTGTTTCGTTGCCTGCTGCTAGTCCTGCATCAACTAGTGCATCTGAGATTTGGTCTGCAACCTTATCTGGATGTCCTTCGCTAACACTTTCGCTGGTAAAAATATAGTTATTCAAAGTTGTTTCCTTATCTTTTCGTATTGTTCTTCAGTATGTACGCCTTTGTTGTATTTAGATATTTCTTTAAGTTCCCCAGGCATTTCCGAATAAGCTGATGTGGAGTCTAGGCGAGAACCGCCAGCCTCGTTCCATACAGAGGTTCGCCACCTCTTGTACGTTGAGAGTGTATTCTTCTGACCTACCCCCAAG